TGGAGTAGCACATACTGTTACTATTGGGCTAGCATTACAATATACAGTAACAACGGCAACCTCAGCCGAAAGCACAGACAGCATTAAAGCCAATGCGCCCGCCCAATACTATACACAGAATCGAATGATCACCGGAGAAGATTACAATCTCGCTCCTCTGTCTAGCTCACAAAACGTATTAAAGGTTAAATCAATTAATCGAACATCTAGTGGCATTAGTCGAAATTACGATATTATTGATGCTTCTGGAAAGTATAGTTCGATTAATATGTTTTCTAATGATGGTTACATTTACAAAGAAGATTTTGAACAGGTATTAACTTTCAAAGCCGATAGCCGATTCGATGTAATTAACTTTTTAAGAAGATTTGTTGAGCCAATAATCTCAGGTGATGATGTTTATAATTTCTATCTGACAAAATTTGACAAGCAACAGTTTGTACCAGGCACGATAAGATGGACGAATGTATATTCTGATGTTAATATTACGTCTGGATATTTTGAAAATGTAGTTGATGGCTTTATTTTAAAGGTTGGCACCTACACATCTGGATTGCTAAGATATGTTACACCAGGATCGATGGTTAAATTTATACCGCCTACTGGAAAAGCATTTAGACAGGGCAAGTTGGTAACCGCAAACCCCAATGATCCTCAACAAGTTGATAGAATATGGACAAAGGTTATACGAGTTGTGGGCGACGGTACTAACGCCGGCCGCGGCATCTTATCAAATGGAACAGGCCCAATTGGGTTTAATGACGAGATCCCAACTGGTGCGCTAGCAGAACGAGTAGTTCCTAAGTTTGTTAGCGACCTTCCAGTATCACTTGAAACTGAAATAACAAATAGAGTTATAGAAAATTTAAATTTTGGAATACGGTACGACTTATCAACCACTAGTTGGAAAATTATCACACAAGACAACCTTGATACATTAACTCCGTTTAGGTTAAACAACGCAGGAGATATAACCGGTACTAATTTAGATTCCTCATGGATCATAAGTTTTGTTAAAGAGCCCACACAATACATTGTTAGAATTAGATCTCTTCAATATGTATTTGGTAGTGTTGAACAAAATAGATTTTATTTTGATAAAAATGAAAAAGCATATAATGATAAGGTAGGTTTAGTAGCCAAAGATACAATTAATGTATTGGGAATTAATGTAGGTAATGATCTAATTACTACACTAAAACAAGATATTAAATTTGAAGTTAGTGACACTGTTAAGTTTGACGATGGATATGAAAGTTCCACAGAAATTAAATTGGCCTTTGCTGACCAAGATGACGATGGTGTAATCGACGATCCTGAGGCATTTGAAGAAATTGTAGGATCAGATTTCCCGCAAACAACAGATAACGGCTTAGTTCTGCCAAACTATGTATTCTTTAAAGAAATATTAGATGAGTCTGGAACTAAAGTAGATGTATATGTTGACAACACAGATGGAAATACTATTATTTTAAGAGAATCAGAAACTACGTTGCCTGTGGAAGATTACGAAGTATTAACAGATGGTCAATTAGTATACTTTTATGACCAAAATGAAGATAGGGTCAAACGATTTAATAAAGCAACTAACACCTTTATTCTTGAATCGGCATATAAAGGAAGAATAGGAAGGGATCAACTCAAGTTCCAATATGTTCATAATGCTAGCACAGATCGACGAATTGACCCAAGTTCAAGTAACATAATTGATGTGTTTATATTAACACGACCGTACGATGAGGCTTTTAGACGATATATAGCCGGAGCAACTTTGGTAGAACCCTTGCCTCCAACAACGGATGGATTGAAAATTAGTTTTGGTACTAAGTTAGATGCTATCAAATCAATAAGCGATGAGGTAATATATCATCCGGTTAAGTATAAGATATTGTTTGGTTCAACAGCAGATCAAAAACTTCAGGCGCAGTTTAAGATAGTAAAGAACACAGCTAGAACAATAAACGACAACGATCTTAAGGTTAGAATTATTACTGCTATTAATACATTTTTTGATGTTAACAACTGGGACTTTGGTGACAAATTTTACCTTAGTGAAATGATTACCTATGTTCTTAATAGTTTAGCACCAGACGTGAGTAACATGGTAATTGTCCCAACTCAACCAACACAGGCATTTGGTAGTCTATTTGAAGTTCAAAGTCGACCAGATGAAATTTTTATTAGCGGTGCCACAGTAGATGATATCGAAATAGTATCCGCAATAACAGCAGCAGAGCTACGAGCAAGCGTAGATAGTATTGTAACAACAACTTAATTATGACAGATAAATCTTATCCTCAAAGCCAACTACCGATCAGGAGATCTGTAGAACTCTTACCTAAGGTATTCCAAACCTCAGCCAATGAAAAATTTATGGAGGCGGTTGTTGATCCAATGATTCAACCGGGCATCCTTCAGAAAACGGTTGGATATATTGGAAGAAGGTATGGAAAAACATACAATGGTCAAGACATTTATCTTGACACAGATAATACTTTAAGAAGTAGATATCAGCTTGAACCGGCTGTTATTGGTCGAACAAGAGAGGATGTTACTACATTTTATGATTATTTAGATTTTAAAAATCAATTAAAATTCTTTGGTAACACAGAAGAAAGAGATCCATTGATTACATCGCAAGAGCATTATGCGTGGAATCCTCCAATAGAATGGGATAAGTTTGTTAATTATAGAGAATACTATTGGGTACCAGCAGGCCCAACTCCTGTTTCTGTGTTTGGACAACGTGCTTCTGTTACAAGCGAATATAAGGTTTCGTTGGGTACAGAAAGTTCTTTCGTCTTAACTCCAGACGGGTTGACAAATAATCCAACGATTACATTGTATCGAGGACAGACATATAAGTTTAAGATTAATGCTCCGGGCGACGGATTCTCTATTAGAAAATCACCAGATCTTGGTTCGTTGTTATTCAACCCCTTTGTAACTTATTTTAAAGGACAACTGGTTTCTTATGAAGGAAAATTATGGAAAGCAAAGGCAATGCTTCCTCCATCAGACGGATCTAGTATATTTCAAGGTTCACAAGATTGGGAATATGTTGAAGATATCACCGAAGAAATTTCATTAGAATATGTAGATGGGGTTACTAATAATGGTATTCAGAATGGTACATTGACCTTTGAAGTTCCATTCAACGCTCCAGATATTCTTTATTATCAAAGTTTATCAAATCCTGATAGGCTTGGAAGAATTATTGTATCAGACATCGAATCAAACGCTAATCTCAATGTTGAAACAGAGATTCTAGGAAAACTCAACTACACTAGTGCTAATGGTGTTGTATTTTCTAATGGATTAGTTGTTAAGTTCCGAGGAAATGTAGTTTCTGAAAAATTCCAAAATGACACTTGGATTGTTGAAGGGGTAGGAACTGGAATTAGACTTGTTAGATTTGAAGATCTTGTAGTTCCAGAAGTAGAAAATCCGTACACAGAAATTTTATTTGATAATGAAGGGTTTGACACCGTTCCGTTTGACGATGCTAAAGAGTATCCATTTTTAAAAGATTATATTACTATTAATCGATCAAGCTCAGATTTAAATGCGTGGTCTAGGTATAATAGATGGTTTCATAAATCGGTATTGGAATACGCCGCCGGCCTTGCTGGCACAGCATTTGATGCTTCAGAAGAGTTGAGGGCGAAAAGACCAATTATCGAATTTCAACCATCTCTTAGATTGTTTAATCACGGATGGATCACTAAGAAAACTGTAGATTATGTTGATGATTTTACAAATGATGTATTTTCGATTATTGAAGGAAGTGCTGGATACAGCGTCGACGGCGAAAACTTATTTGATGGTGCTCGAATATTAGTAACCGCAGACACCGACAGCCTAGCAAATAATAAAATTTATGAAGTTAAAATTATAACACATAATGGCTCAACACAATTAACTCTCCAGCGGACTGAAGATTCTGAACCAATATTAGGAGAAACCCTGTTAGTCCGCCGCGGATCTACTAACAAGGGCGCAACACTTCACTTTGACGGTGTAAGATGGCTGGCAAGCCAGCCAAAAACAAAAGTAAATCAAGCACCAATGTTTGATGCGTTTACTGCCGACGGTGTTAGCTTCTCTGATACAAACTTATATAAATCTACAACGTTCAAAGGAACACCGATCTTCAAATACAAAGAAGGACAGGGAGTTGTCGATTCTGAATTAGGATTTAAATTAAGTTATCTAAACATAGACAATGTTGGAGATATTGAATTTGAGTGGACATGGGACACTGAGCAGTTTTATTATGTTCAAGACAACAGATTACAAACCGTTAATATAAATTCTGGATTTTACATAAATCAAGACAGTAGCCAGTATGCTAACGGGTGGATTAAAGCAGACAGCCAATTTATACAACCTATGCTTGATAGTGTAAAAATTGAAAGTAACACAAATGAAGTAGTGTTAGATACTATTGACTGGACGCAGATTAGCAGCGATCAAGATTTTATTGCAAATTTTTATCTTAACGGTACTAAATTAACTGAAGGGTATGTTAGATCTACTAATACCTTTACATTTGGAAGATTAAAGTTTACTTATAAGTTTAATGAATCGATCATCGAATCAAATCCAGGGGCAGGTACTGTTCGACTTAACGATGTTGATATTGCTTTTTCAAACCATTTGTTGGTTCACAAATCCTCACTAACAGGGGAAGATGTAACAACCTGGTTGAATTCAATCAATCAACTTGATAGAGATACCAAAGGTACAATTATACTAACCGAACGTGCTACTCCGTCTCGAACAGTAACCTTTGAAATTACATCACAGCATAATCAGATAGGTGACTATTTTAAAATTCCAGTTAGGTATGTTGCTGGTCCGCGTATCAATATCGCTAATAACGAAGAACTAGATATAACATTTATTAAAAATATTAACACTGTGTTTGTTACGAACGATGTTGTGTCGATTAAGTTAATTACAGATTTACCACCAAATACTGGATACTATGAAATCCCAGTTGGATTAGAAAAAAATCCGCTAAATCAAAACTTAGTGTCGTTTACTCTTGGTCAAGCAGTAGATCATATCTATTCAGCCATGGAGTTTAATACAGAATTTCAAGGAAATATTCCGGGAATTTCAAACTTACGAGACATACAAGATTATCAACAGTATGCTAAGAGATTTTTAAAACACTCCGGTATTACTCCGTTATCTATCTATCTATTTGCCGATAAGAAAAATAATATTGTTAAATCTATTCAATATGCCAAAAAGGCCTATACAGATTTTAAGAATAAATTCCTACAAAAGGCAATGGAAATTGAATATAACGATAATATAGTTGATTTTGTTGACGATATTCTAGCTGACCTAACTAAAGTTAAGGGCACAACCTCTCCTTTTATTGATTCTGATATGGTAGGCAATGGGGCATATACTTCATTAGAGTATACTGTTGAAGATGACGGAATTAAAACTTTTGCTTTGACAGAAAAATTCAACTTAACTGACCTTAGCCGTCGAGCTGTATATGTTTACATTAATGGAACGCAGTTGCTACATGGTCAAGATTATGAATTTAATTTTGAATTTGGATTTGTAACGATTTTAAAAGACGTTGCTGAAGGAGATCGAATCTCAATAAGAGAATATACCTCCACCTCAGTTAACTTTATTCCTCCAACCCCAACCAAAATGGGTCTCTATAAAAAATATACACCTATGCGGTTTATTGACGATACTTACAGAGAGCCAGTAGACGTTATACAAGGTCACGATGGTAGTATTACAATAGCATACGGGGATTTCCGTGATGAATTACTGTTAGAATTAGAATATAGAATTTACAATAATATTAAACAAGAATATTCACGAGAAGTGTTTGATGTTGATCAAGTAATCGGTGGATATTACCATCAAGGAATATATGATAAACAACAGTTAGACGAAATTGTTTCGTTAGAATTTTTAAAATGGGTACAAAACTCTAATATAAATTACACAATTAACGAGTACTTTAAAGAAAACGAAACGTTTACGTACACTTACAGTAACATGACAGACCCAACGGAAAAATCAAGTCTGCCGGGCTGGTGGAGAGGTGTGTATCAATGGTTCTATGATACAGATCGCCCCCATCGTTGTCCGTGGGAAATGTTAGGTTTCTCAGAACAGCCAGACTGGTGGGAAGGGGAATATGGGCCTGCTCCGTATACTAGCGGAAATCTATTGTTGTGGGAAGATCTGCGAGACGGACTAATACGACACGGTGATCGTGCTGGAACTTATGATCGATATAAGCGTCCTTCATTACTAGACCATCTTCCTGTGGATGCCGACGGGATCTTATTAAGTCCGTTAGAATCGGGGCTTGCTAAGAATTTTGTATTAATTAATAACAAGGGAGATTTCGAATTAGGAGATGTTGCTCCAGTTGAACATGCCTGGAGAACAACATCAGAGTGGCCATACGCTGTTGTTATTGCTATGTGCTTATTAAAACCATTTGAATTTATATCTGATAATTTTGATCGATCAAATACGGGCGTAAACATATTAGAGCAAACTGTAAATCAAAATACCAACTGGTTTCCAACCCTTAATGATATTAGTTCTTTCTCAGACGAGAATATACTAACTAATGGATTGATAAAATATCTGATAGATTATGTCAGATATCAGGGAACCTCCTTGGATCAAACTGAAGAACAACTTAAATCGTTAGATGTTAATCTTTCAACTAGGGTTTCTGGATTTGTTGATAAAACTCGACAAAAATATTTGCTTGATAGTAAAAATCCTAAATCTACATCGAGTGGGATTTTTGTTCCTCCTGAAAATTATGACATTGTATTCAATGTTAGCACGCCGATTGATTCGGTATCATACAGTGGGCTTATTATTGAAAAGACCAACGGTGGATGGGTTGTTAATGGATATGATGACCAATATCCTTTCTTTAATTATTACGAGGCTCTCTCAAATCAACGAGATCCGCTGATATCGGTTGGTGGTGTAAGCGAACCTTTCTTGGTTTGGTCTGCCGATAAAAATTATGTAAACGGACAGATTGTACAATATAGGAATTATTACTACAGATGTATCAGTACACATAATGCTAGCGGATCATTCGACAAAGGAGTGTGGCGCCAGATACCAACTCTGCCAATAGTAGGAGCAGTTGAGGCATATCGTCGCAGAAATTTCAATACACTAAAAGTCAAACGGCTCAATTACGGAACTCGATTAACATCAATACAGCAGGTAGTTGATTTCATTCAAGGGTATGACGTTTATTTGAGATCAACTGGATTTGAATTTGAAGGATATGATCCTGAAACTCAGTCATCACAAGATTGGTTAACAAGTGCTAAAGAATTTATGTACTGGACCAAACACAATTGGTCAGTTGGATCATTGATTACATTGAGCCCAGGAGCAACAGTAATAAAACTTAATGTTCCAATTGGGGTAGTCGATAACATAACTGATGGTTTTTATGATTATCAAATATTAACCGATAATGGCAAACCGATCTCAATTGATCAACTCAATGTTAAACGTTCATTCCAAACAATAACGGTAGAAGCTCTTTCGACCTCAGGTATATATTATCTTAAATTATATTATGTGTTAAAAGAACATGTAACTGTCTTTTCGGATCGAACAGTATTCAATGACGTAATATATGATAAGACAACAGGATATCGTCAGGGTAGACTAAAGGCGCAAGGATTTAGAACAATGGACTGGGACGGTGATTATACCAGCCCGGGATTCCTATTTGACAATGTTAACATACAGGTATGGCAACCATTTAATGATTACAGGCTCGGAGACATTGTTGCGTATAGATCATACTATTGGACAAGCCAGGAGAATCAAACTGGAACAGAAACTTTTGATGATACAAAGTGGAGCAAATTAGATTCTAGGTTAGAAAAACAACTAGTACCTAACTTTGATTACCAAATTAATCAAATTGAGGATTATTATAGTGTTGACTCAGAAGGTATTGGTGCAACACAACGAGAATTAGCACGTCATCTTGTTGGGTATCAACCTAGAGAATATCTACAAAATATTGCTGAAGACCCAATAACCCAGTTTCAGTTGTATCAGGGATTTATTAAAGAAAAGGGTACAAAAAACTCTGTTACTAAAGTTTTTGATAAGTTAAGCCGGACTAACGAAAGTAGCATTGTTTTAAACGAAGAATGGGCGTTTAGGGTTGGTCGCATGGGCGGAGTTGCCCAATTAGAAGAATATGAAATTCTGTTAGATAAAAATGAATTTAAGATCAATCCACAGCCAATTTTAATTAGCGCATCGTTGCCTAAAAATGTATTGGATCAAAACTATCGGGTAACTAAAGATAATTTTACAATATATCCAAAACCTTATAAAACAAATATTAATCCAGTAACAACAGAGATTGATAGAGTTAAAACGGCAGGCTATGTAAGAACAGATCAAATCCAGCGAGCTGTTAGGACAAAAGAAGAAATATTATCTCTTAACATAGATGAATTTTTTGAAAATGATCACACATGGGTAACATTTGATAACTCGTCGTGGCAGGTGTTGAGATTTAATCAATCTAAACTAGTATATCCAGTGGCAGTTAGTCGGGTTGATGATATTGTAACTATAACGGTAAATCGTAAACATTACATCGGTGTTGGTGACATTATTGGTTTCCGTGGCATAGAACATTTAACAGGGTTCTATAAAGTAATTAATAAAACTCGAATAACAATAGAAGTAATCTCAACTAGTGATCGAGATCCAGAATTGCCAATAGGTAAGATTGCCGCAATTTTTGTATTCACGCCTGCTACTTATAACAGATATGAAGATGTTGATTTTGAACAATCGGCGGTGCTGAGTAGTGGAGCTAAGTTATGGATTGACAATGATGGAACAAATCGTTGGGAAGTAATAGAGAAAACTCGTCAATATTCGTTTAATAGAATTTCTGGATATGGTATTGCCGAACCATTGAAAGCAGGATATAAAGTATTATATAGCGACATACTAAAACAAATGTTTGTAGGGACACCATCTACTCGATTTGTAACCTCTGGGCTACAATCATTGTTTTCAACAACCAGCAATACGATTAGTATAGGTACTAAAGAATTTGAAACTAATATGACGGCCGGTGTGTACGGGTACACCGCCGGCCGACGCCTTCGAATAGATGTAGTCGGTGATCCAGACAAGTTTATCGAAGGAACAATAATTAGTTTCAGAGGAACCGCATTAGTTGTTAGTGTGGATTATATAGGCGGCTCGGGACTTTTCTCTAACTGGAGAATCAATATAGTATCAAATGGTGGCCAGGTATTAGTGTATTCTGAATCCGCTACTGGACTTAAATTGAGAGATCTATTATTACCGGGTGATGCTCTGCGATCTAAAGAATCATTTGGATCTAAAATGGCAGTAAGTCCAGACGGACAATGGCTTGCTGTTGCTGCCCCAGCAGCTAGTTATGTTACAAATGATTATCTTGGAGAATTTGATCCAAATGCTACATATACATTTGGGTCAATTGTATTGGTTGACGAGAAACTGTGGCGTGCTGAAGAAACAGTAATAGGTGATGGGTCACCATTTGACGAGACATCGCTGTCGTGGAAAAGAGTTAAAAATATTACAGCAGACACCGGTGGGATGAACCAGGGCGGATTATACCAAGGTATGATCTGTATGTACAAGTTTTACAGAAATAGATGGGACTTGAGATTCACTTACGTTAGCCCTCGCCCTCCAGTTAATGACGATCAATTACAAGAATATTTTGGATCTGACGTAGTTATTGGACAGTCAGGTACAAAATATTTTATGGCGGTATCTGCTGTTGGATCTAATAACAATACTGGTCGAGTATATCTATATGAATATGACATGACCAAAGATAGTATTGAATTTCCAGCAGAATGGGAACATTTAGAGAATCAAACACCAAATTATTATCAAAATTATCTTCCACAAGGGATGTCGGTAGATCAAAATACGTCAACCTCAGTATCCACTGAAGAGCTGATCAAGAGTGGAGATAGGTACGGTGTAAGTACAGCGATGACTAAAGATGCCAGTATTTTGGTAGTTGGGGCCCCATACAGCGATAGTCAATATTTTGAAAATTACAAAGGAATATGGAGTAGTTACGCTGAATATTCTAATGGAGATGTTGTAAAATATAATGATTCATACTATCGTTCATTAGATGATAACAATTCACAAAATCCAGAAACAGAAACTTGGCAATTAATTGATAACATTTCGACAGACAAAACTGGGAAGGTTTTTGTATATCAAAAAAATAAAGAAAACACATATAGTCTTGTTCAAACATTAAATGCTGAATCTTTAATTCCAATAAACGATATACTTGGAGTTAAAACTACTGCAACCGAGACCCGTGTTGATACTACATACGATACTCAATATACAATTCGAGTAGCAACAACCAAAGGTATGAAAGAAAGAATGCCAATTATATTTGTTGGCGAATCTTTTGGTGGAATACAAGAAGGAGTAACATACTATATCAGATCAATTCCTCAAAGAGGAACAAGTGGGCTGATAACATTAAGTACCACTGCGGCTTTAGATGACGAAGTGATAGTCTTTGCGGCACGGGGCCAAATGGGAGTAGTAACTGATATTGAAGCTGGTATTCGAGCAGGAGATAGATTTGGATTCTCTGTTGATATTAATGACGACGGGTCTACTTTAGTAATTTCAAGTCCTAAAGCAGATGTTAACTATCAAGATCAAGGTGCGGTATACATCTTAAAAACTGATAGTATTACGGATGTAAGTTATCGATTGAAACAAAAAGTAACCAGCGCCGAAGTTAATCCTGACGAATTATTTGGACATAGTATTTCTATATCAAATGACGGTAATCGTTTAGTAGTTGGTGCTAAAAATGCGCCGTTCTCTGTGTCATCGGTATTTGATTCCTCTAATACTACATTTGATCAAACAAGAACAACCTTTGCTGATAGAAGAGGCTTCGCTGGGGCAGTATATGTATTTGAAGTCAAAGACAATAAGTATTTCTTAGTTGAAAAATTAGAAGCAGACTTAGGAAATGATGAATCGTTTGGTTTTAGTGTTGATTGTTCAGAATCTATTATTGTTGTTGGATCTCCAACATACAGAACGGGAAGATTTAACGGAGTAACATATACATTTGATGGCCCAGAAGTTGGCACAGCAAGACTATTTAAGAAAACATTTGAAGCCAAATCTTGGAAAGTAATAGCTCAGCAAGATTCCGAAATTGATTTGAAAAAAATAAGAAGCATAGCACTTTATGACAACGTAGACAATGTTAAAATACAGGATATTGATTACATTGACTTGCCTAAACTTAAAGTTCTCAATATTGCCGATCAAGAAATTAAGTTTAAAGTTCCATATGATCCTGCGATTTATACTATAGGTACAGAAGACCAGATTGTTGACCCTGAACTATCATGGGCAGAAAAGCATAAAGGAGAATTATGGTGGGACCTGTCAACAGTTAAGGCATTATATGCTGAACAAGGAGAACTATCTTATCGTACTGGAAATTGGAACGGACTTGCGTATGGATCAAGTATTGACATTTATGAATGGGTTGAAACCAAACTAACACCGTCAGAGTGGGCTGCTGTTGCTGATACTAATGAAGGGGTAGCATCAGGAATATCAGGACAACCGTTGTATCCAAACGACGATGTTGTATCGGTAAAGATTTTATATAATCCTACAACAGGTGAAGCGGTAGATACGCTGTATTATTTCTGGGTTAGAAATAAAACTATTGTCCCAGACAGAGTACCATCACGCAGAATTTCAGCAGCATCAGTTGCTTCTCTGATTAGAAATCCAATAGGATCGGGAATACCATTTGTAGCAATTATCGATCGAGATAAATTGTTGACTTATAATTTTAGAAACATTTTAACTTCGGGAACGGCGTTATTGAACATTCAATATCGTAAATCTTCTGAAGAGTTAAATCCAATACATAACGAATATGTTCTTCTTACTGAAGGAGTAGCAGATAGCTTACCTCCTGATTCTTTAGAGACAAAGTGGATTGATAGTTTAATCGGATATAACGAAATTGGTGACAGAGTTCCAGATTTATCTTTATCAGACAAGGAAAAATATGGTATAGGATTTAGACCTAGACAGAGTATGTTTATTGATCGGGTTACAGTTTTAAAAGTGGCAATTGAATCAATAAATGCCAATTTATTAAAAGAAGCATTTGCAGATACTATTAATTTTAGATATTTAAATTTAGTAGATAATGTACCAGACCCGGCTCTTAACTTATATGATATTGTGGTTGACAATGAAGTAGATTTAGAAGCAACAGACATTCGTAAAGTTAGAAACGCAGAACTATCACCTGTAATTGTTGATGGCAAAATTGTTGCCATTAACATAAATGTAGCAGGTAGTGGTTATAAAGTACCACCCCCAATTGTCATAGATGGCAACGGCACAGGAGCAACAGCTAAAGCCGAAATCAATGATCGAGGTGCGATTGTAGCGGTGAGAGTCACATCCCAAGGCAAAAAATATAGTGTAGCAAATGTTGAGGTTAGGGGATATTCTGTATTAGTACTTAATGACTCAACAGTATTTGATATCTGGAGTATATATTCTTGGGACGCTAAGAGAAAGTCATATTATCGAACGCTTTCTAGAAGATTTGATACAACAAGATATTGGTCTTTTGTAGACTGGTGGAAAGAAGGATATGGTGTAAGATCTAGAATTGTTAAAGAAATAGCAACAATCAAACAAGAACCTACTGCTGGCGTACAAGTTGGAGACTTAATTAAAGTTAAAGAATATTCAAATGGGGGCTGGGCAGTCTTTGAAAAAATAAAAGAATCAAATAATTTTTCAGATCGATATGTAATGGTAGGACGCCAACGAGGAACTATCCAATTTGATAGAACATTGTATGATGTTTCAGTAAATCGAATTGGGTATGATAACGTTGAATCATACGATATTGGGTTGTATGACTTAGAAAATTTTAAAGAGTTACGCAATATATTTCGAGCTGTAAAGGAAGATATCTACATTGGAGAATATGCTGTTGAGTGGAATAAGTTATTCTTTACATGTATTAGATATGCTTTTGCTGAGCAACAATATATTGACTGGGCATTTAAAACTAGCTTCTTAAATGTTAAACACAATGTTGGTAACTTTGAACAAAAGTTAAATTATCAAAATGACAACCTTAGCAGTTATCAAAAGTATATTGAGGAAGTTAAACCATATTCGACTACACTACGGGAATATGTAAGCGATTACAATTATTTAGATACTGCTAATACTAGAATTACAGACTTTGATCTACCTGCTCGCCTTGCAGAAAGTCAAGGATTTATTTCTTCGGGATTTACGATTGATCAATTAATTACAGGCATTCCAACAAACGACAACTTAGGATATTCGATTGTTTCGATTAATGTTGTGGATGGAGGCACTAATTATGTACAACCTCCAACAGTGATAATAACCGGTAACGGAGTAGGAGCAACTGCTGTTGCTTATATATCAAGTGGTTCAGTAAGATTTATTAAAGTTACTAATCCGGGATACGGATATACAACCCGTCCTACAGTATCGTTAGTTGGCGGCAACGGATCTAGCAACGGCATCGCAACGGCCTCAGCAATATTGGGTGATGCTAAAACTAGAACCTTTAATACTACAATTAAATTTGATAGAATAAGCAAAGAAGGGATTTTTAAAACAGCAATACAGGAAGAAACATTCTCGTCAATTGGTGATACACAGGTATTTGAATTGATGTATCAACCGTCTCCAAGTAGGGACACAACATCTGTTTATAAAAACAATATATTGTTATTGGGCGATGAATACACGGTGGTATTGTACACTCATCAGGGATCCCCACGAGGTAAATTGATAATAAACGATCAATTGTTGTCAGGCGATAGCATAAGAATTCAATATGAAAGAAATGATTCATTACTTGATAGTGTAAATCGAATTGAAAAACATTATGCGCCGACTTCGGGAATGAAGGGTAAAGATTTAACTCAGTTAATGACCGGGATAGATTTTGGGGGAGTTCAATTACAAGGTACTACATTTGACATCACCGGCGGCTGGGATGCGCTTCCATGGTTTACTGATGGGTGGGATAGTGTCGAGTCTACTACAGATCATTATATCCTAGTGAATCAAGGAATCTCGCTAACTGGTTTGGTTACACTGCCGTTTATTCCAACTAATGGATACGAATTAACAATATATCTGCGGAAAGCAGGTGAATCAGTGGCCACAAGAATTGATGACCCTAATTATGGTGCCGATGATTCGTCGATGGTAACGAATCTAAATGCTGTTATGCCTACATTTGTAGGTGACGGATTTAACGAAACCGTTGATTTTTCTCAATATGATGTTGAATTAAATGTAAATGATGTATTAATTTTCCGTCCAGTTGATAGTGATGGATCAATTAAACTAACTGACAACAATTTAATTGATACGTATCTCACTGGAGGCGATTGGCAACCAATGCAAAATGCCTATAGTACAGCTACTGGCAAGACAGCAGACGAAATAGTAATAGACGGAAGCCAATTTATTAATCCAGACCATGTACCAGCGCCTGAAGAAAATGTTCCGGGACAAGTGCTCGAAGGACTCAGCATCAAGGTATACCAATCGTCAAACGGCACAGCAGCACCACTTCAGTCGATTGTTGCCACAGCCGATGGTATAAGAACAGTATTTTCGGTTAACATGAGGGTGTTAGAAACTTCATCGATATTAGTATATGTTGACAAAGTATTACGAACTGTTGGTAATGGTGAACTAAATTATTCATTAGATCTAAGATTAGGAACTGTTGAGTTTGTAACGGCACCACAAACTGGATCTACTGTTGAAATTATTGCGATAGGAGTGGGCGGAGTTAATCTTCTAGATTACAAAGAATTTGTAGCCGATGGATCTACATCATTATTTTTAACAGATGCTGATTATCGCATCACATCGATGGTGTTTGTGACAGTAAACGGCCAATACACTGATGCTGTAGAATTTACAGATAGCAGTGAATTAGAAATTAACACAAATCGCACAGTTGTGGCATTTAATGAACCTCCAGAATCAAACAGTGTTATCAAGATAGTTAGCATAGCATCGGTTGATGAATTAAGAATTCCAATTGTTAGAGTTAATAGAGAGGAATTTGTAGTTGATGACGATCAAATAGGAGACGATATCGAGTTTGAATTGACTAATTTTATTAATTTTGTTAATTCATCCCCAGTCTCGTCGGTAATAGTTGAAGTTAACAATATAGCACTTCAAGGGGTTGATACCGAGACATATATCTGCAACGGATCAACTAATCAATTTACAGTTGGTAAAGATCCTATAGAAGCGTCGGGATCGGTATTAATTGACAACTTGAAGATATTTGTAGAGGGAACTTTATTAGAACCAATCGTAGATTATTCCTATAATTTAATTTCAAAAGTAGTTACCATTCGACCAGAATTACTTCAGATTAACGACAAAGTTGTTATAGAAAACAATTTTAGATCTCAGTATGCGATAGTTGATAATGTGTTAAGAATTTATCAACCATTTGGAGATTCAACACTAATCGAATCGGGCAGCAACGTTACAGTAACTTGGTTTGGAGAATACCCAGCAATGAATGTGTCTTCCGATGAAGCTGCTGGCGGCCGCTCAAGCTATCCATTGTATAATCAACCAATTGATGCTAGTTTTGTTTGGGTATACGTAAACGGTCGTCGATTAACACCATATAGAGAGTATTATATATCAGTATCTGCGCTTCAAGTTAATCTAAATGTTACTACAACACCGCTGGATAAGGTTAAGATAGTATCATTTAGTTCAGATATCTATAGAAATCCTAGTGCGTATGAAATTCAGAAAGATATGTTGAATGTATATCATTTCAACAGAATTAGCTCAGGACAAGTTACATTGGCTAAAGACCTAAGATACTATGATCAAACTATAGAAGTGTCAGATGGAACCTTGCTAACAGATTCATATCCTCAAAATAATATAGGTGGAGTGATATATGTAAATGGTGAGAGAATTGAATATCTAAGAAAAGAAGGAAATACATTATCTCAAATTAGACGCGGACACCAAGGTACAGCAATTTCAGAATTACATGCGGTTGGTAGCATAGTCACTGACATCAGTATCACTGAAAGATTGCCGTATGCTGACACACAGAGAAGAATTGACATCACTAGCGGAATCACAATATCATCAACAGATTTTATTCCAATGTTTAGGTTGGATACATTGGAAAAATTTGGTAATGGAGAATCATCTAATTTAATTGTTAAATTGAATGGAGTTGTACTATCCGCAGATGAATACGTGTTAACAACCCACCACACTGGCATAGAATCTGGGGGATACATTGCTCTAGAGTTAAGAGACAGTTCTGTAGAGTTTGCGGATTTAGAACTGACAGTTATTTCTGTGCTTAGGGGTGAAGTCTTCTACGCAGACGATTCAACACTTATGTTATTAGATGAACCTGAAAAATACGGTAATGACAACAAATCTAATCTAATTGTAACTATAAATGAAACAATAATAGATAGCGAGTTGTATGATCTGGTAGACAATGGTCAGGGTGGCAGGTTCTTAATGTTTGATCCGTCGATTACGGTATTACCAGGATCGGAAATCAAAGTGGTTTCATTAATTCGAGGTGAAATATTTACTGAAATCGATTATATTCCTATGTATCGATTGTCTACTTCGACGGCATTTGGAATGGGAGTTAACAACAACCTTCGAGTATCAGTTGATACGGTGAGTATCAACGGTGATGAATTTACACTGACCATTCATAACAACGGGATCAAATACGGCGGATATCTATCGTTTGATAATTTTGGAAATGCCACACCGTTTGATGTTGTTACTGTGGTTACTTTGCTTTGTGAAGTTAATCAAGTGTTAGCGAAATCTAACAGAGATTTTTACAGAATCACCCGAGTAGTTGATGACGGTACTGGAAATTCGATAATAGATTATCCAAGTATTCCAAACGACTTTGGGCCATGTGATCAAATAGAGGTATTTGTAGCAGGCCGAAGATTAAGAAAAGATCCAATTGTAGTCTATGATGAGAGTATTGGAGCCTCTAGTCCAGCAGGAGATCGATTAGTTGAAGCAGAATTTTCAGTGAACGGAGTTGGAACCTATGTTAGGTTGACAGAACCAGCGCCAATTGGAGTAAGAATTACTATCATCCAACGTACTGGCAGAATATGGTATGAAAGTACTGACAGCACCAAAAATCTATTAGACAGCAATACTCGAGTGGCTAGATTCATCGCAGAGAAGACTACCGAATTACCCGAATAAATATAGTATGGAACCAAAAGAGAACAATATGAAACTACAGGAAAAACGTCAAGAATCTATTCAAAATCCTCCACCAAACGAAGTTGGGGGGTTTCACTTTGAAGGTCATATTAAGATCTTTGATCCGGTAACAAAGGAAGTGTTTATTGATAAACGTAACGCAATACACTATGAAAATATGAGTGTGGCAATGGTACAAAGTCTATCTAATCAAGGATTAGGGACTGTGTATGAAATGGCCTTTGGTACCGGCGGCACCGTAGTTGACCCAACAGGATTAATTACGTATCTAACACCCAACACTATAGGTGTTAATTCTAGCTTATATAATCAAACTTATAGTAAGATTGTAGATCAGAACGCACTGGAAAACGTTGATCCGGCTAGAAATAGAATGGAGATACGACATTTAAGTGGCGCAACATATAGTGATATTCTAGTCACTTGCTTGCTTGATTATGGAGAACCAGAAGGACAAGAGGCGTTTGATAATGCTGTGAATTTAGATGGAAATTTTGTTTTCGATGAATTAGGATTGAAAGCGTACGACCCAAACGGTAACGGAAAGTTGTTAACTCATGTGGTATTTCATCCAGTTCAAAAGTCATTAAATCGATTGCTACAAATTGATTATACAATTCGTGTACAGAGCTTAACAGGATTTACAGAGGGTTAATAATGACGTATATCATCAATTATACTGATAAAGAAAACAAAGAAGCAATTGAGGTATTTGATAATACTACAAATAAATCTACAAGTTTGACATTTACTGGAAGAAATGTAACTGGTTACGCTCAAATTGTAGGCGAAAACCTATTGCATCTATTAGAAAATTTTGCCGGTCCATCTGAACCAGTTGGCGCAGTTGAAGGTCAGTTATGGTATGACAATCTAACCGGCTCACTGATGCTCAATGATGGTAGCGGTCCGCAGAATGGTTGGAAGTTTGCCAATGGAATTCAAAAAGGTCCAGTTGAGCCAGATGTAACATCATCAAAAGTTGGTGAGTTATGGGTGGATACCGCAAATCAACAATTAAGAATTTATAGCGGGACTCAGTGGATTTTAGTAGGACCAGAGCGGCCAACTGTTGTAGATGAACAATTAAATGTTTATAAAACCGGGTTTGAAGTCGAAACGATATTTGATGTTGATAACATAAAACACACTATTGTAGTAATTTATGACACTGATGTTCCGGTAATTATTTTTAGCAAAGATAGTTTTGTTCCAAAACTAGCAATTTCTGGGTTTCCAGCGTTAAAGTCTGGAATTAATCTACCGATTCTTACATCTCAGATCGAAGGATTTTTTACTGGAGGCTTTTTACCTAAGTTATACGGAGCCGCCACGTCGGCAGATGCGCTCAATGTCCCTGGAGAATCTACGCCTGTATCGTCAGGAAAATTTTTAAGAACTGACAAAGTTAATACTGTTGAATATCGATTTAATTTTAAAACAGACGAAGGAATTGTATTAGGAAACAATGGATCATTTAAAATTTCAAATGATCCTTCCTCAGCAAAACTTTATAATTCAGAAATTAATAGTCCACTAGATTTTCAAGTTAACCGAAACGGGTCCGCATCGACTGTTCTAAGAATATCTGATAATAAAGTTGGAATTAATAACCTTGATCCGCAGCACACATTAGATGTTGGCGGTGATATGTCGGTTAGCGGTCCAATTACAGTATTATCACAGTCAACAGAAAGTATCGATACTGCCGGCGGCATCCGTGTAAGTGGCCAAGCAGTGATAGCAGCCACACAGGCAGTTACTGGAGCAGCCCTTACTGTAGGAGGAACTACAGAACTTAAACATGTATACCCAGGACCAGAAACTAGAACATATGATCTTGGATCGTCTAGTAGAAAATGGAGAAATATATGGGCAAAAACTATTGATGTTGAAGAATTAAATTTCTCAGGAATTTTAAATGCCAGCATCAGTGGAAACGCCGATACTGCCAATAGTCTAAAAACAGTAACAACATTTAAATTATCGGGAGATGTTATATCAAACGAAATTAGATTTAATGGAGCAGAAGGGCAACCAACTAAAATCTTTGACACTCAATTAACATCTAACATTATTTCAAGTAAGTCAGAACCAATACCAAACGTATCTAATAAAAATGATTATGTGTTAACGTGGCGCCAAGGGTCTGGTTTATTGAAGCAGACTCGAGATACGTTTATTGGTGACTTAGGAGTGCCAATTGGGACTATTTTACCATTTGCTGGTGCGATTCCTCCAGCTGGATACCTCCTGTGTGATGGGTCTGAAGTACCACAGGCAAGATATCCAGCATTATATCAAGTTATTGGGGTGATATATCAAGGAACAGCACCAACCTCGGGAGTAAACACTTTTAGATTACCTGATCTCCGTGGTCGATTTGCGCTAGGCAAAGACAATATGGACAATAACACAACTGTTCAGACATCTGGAGGCGCAACAGTAGATGCTGGCGGCGGAAACGTTGATCGAATTCCAGATGCTTCGGCGGACATCCTTGGGGGCACCGGTGGAACAACTTCTGTAACAATTGGTCTAGGAAATCTGCCAGAACACGAACACAAATTTGAAAAGTCTGGGGTTAAATTTTCTTGTATACGAGTAGATTCTACCTCAACTTCCTCATCGAGGACAGGTTTGGGCCCATCGAGAATAGGTGAAGCACAGTACGTAGATGAATCCGGCGGCATTAAAACACCACCAGGAGTTGGATTAGGAAGACCAATGGGGATAGTTAACCCGTATCTTACTGTAAATTATATAATTCGGTCTGGATTACCAGCAAATTAAATTAGGTTAAACTATGGCATATCAAATTAATAGAACAAATGGGTCGATCTTAACAACTGTACCAGATGGACAGATTGACAATTTATCTACAGATTTAACATTTGTAGGTAAGAATTACAGCGGCTTTGGAGAATCAATAAACGAAAATTTTGTAAAGTTATTGGAAAATTTTTCAGACGTTAATCCTCCAGCCAATCCGATCAAAGGACAAATATGGTTTGATTCGTCATTGCTTACACTTAAAGTATATAATGGTATCGAATTTGTTCCAATTAGTTCTGCAACTGTGTCAAACACAGTGCCCTTAGGCATTGGTTCGGGAGATTTATGGTATGACAGCGTAGGAAAACAATTATTTTTATATGATGGTACTAGATTAGTTCTAGTTGGCCCAGAATATTCAGCAAGTCAGGGAATTAGCGGATTTAAAGTAGAAACAATTTTTGATGAATTAAATCAAGCACGAATTATTACATATCTTTATGTTGGCGGCTCTGTGTTGGGAATATTTTCTAAAGATACATTTACTCCTAAAACCCTAATTACAGGTTTTCCTTCGGAGTTACAAGCAGGATTTACAGCAATTAATAATCCTGATTTAAAATTTGTAGTAACTGCTACGAATTCAGAACAGCTTGCTGGACTTTCTGCCGCTGCCTATGTTAGAAAAGATCAACCTAATATTGTTTTGGGAGAATTTTCTATTCAAAATGATCAAGGATTAACTATAGGAGAAGAGGGAAAAGTTAATTTATTATTAACTAACGGTAATCTTTCCATAGTAAATTCAAATGATAGTAAGACTGTTTCTGTTAGCGTTAGACGTAACGATGTTTTAGAAACCGCGATGTTAGTAAATTCGTCATTGCGACAAGTAGATTTTTATTTAGAGCAAGACAGCAGTACAGTTCGAATGGGTGGCAATTTAATTGTACGTGGGGACTTGAGCGTTCAAGGAGAAACTACTTTTGTAAATGAAGAAATAATTGTAGTTCAAGATAGCGTTATTCAATTAGCTGTTCCTGAATCAGGACCACCAAGTGATTTAGTAGCCGACGGCGGCGGCATCATTCTCAAAGGCACAACAGATCATAGTATATTGTGGGATCTTGATTCGGCAGCATGGGTAAGTTCAGAAAATATTGATCTTCTCGCTGGAAAAGAATATCGAATCGCAGGCGCAACGGTACTGACTAGTACAGGATTGGGAATATCTATTACTGCTGCGCCAGGATTAACACAAGTGGGCGAATTAGAAGAACTAACAGTCGATAATATTACCGTTAATGGAAATACCATAGCATCAACTTCTGGGGATATTGTTGTTGAGTCAGCAGAAAATGTTGATGTGAGTGAAAGTAAGCTGATTAATTTAGCTGACCCAGACGACGATCAAGACGCAGCAACTAAGATTTATGTTGATAACACAGTTAAATTAAAACCAATCTTGTTGAGCGTTGACCTTACAGACGAAGATACAGCAGATCATGTGTATATTATTACCAATATACTTAATTTAATGGCACCGGTATCGGAGAATGTTGAAGGAACAGAGGCAAGAATTTTATGTTCGTCAGTCCAACACAGAGTCGAACCTACTGACATCAATAGTTTAGTAGTTACTGAAACAGAAACGTTTAGTAAACCTTCTGGTACAGGCGATGCTGTAACATCAATATCGGTCGAAACCGATGCCGATCCTGGGGATCCAGATAGACCAATTATTACCACGGTCACTTCTGTACGATGGATCAAGATATTCCGCATTTTTGAAATGGCGTGGGAATATATAGAAGATCGAGAAATACCAACACCATAATGCCGGAGCGAGTAAATGCCATATATTATTAATAAATTTGACGGATCAGAATTAACAGTACTAGCAGACGGTACAATTAATACAACAACTAATTTAAAATTAGTTGGTAGAAATTATGTAGGTTACGGTGAAGTTCAAAATGAAAATTTTGTATTTCTGTTAGAAAACTTTGCTGGAATAGAGCCACCAAATCTTCCTATCAAAGGTCAGACATGGTTTGATTCAACATCGAACATTATGAATGTGTGGGATGGAGAGAAATGGTCGCCGATAGGTACAGCATTGTTGTCTAACACTCCTCCTTTAAATGTTTCTGCCGGATCCCTTTGGTTAAAACAACCAAATAATCAATTGTATGTATATGATAATACTACATGGAGATTCATAGGACCGGAAGATGCCGAAGGATTTGGGACTACTAGAGCTGCGTCAACTACGTTATTAGATGTTGACAATATTAGACATGCTGTAATTTTAATGTATGTTGACGGTAAAGTAATATCGATAGTGTCGGCGGACACGTTTATAATTAATTCTTCCAACGCAGTTGATGGGTTCACTTCAGTTAAAGCTGGGGTTACAATGTCAGCAACTACTGAATTTAAGGGAAATTTAGATGGAATCGCCGATAGGGCCCGTCAATTAAATACTTCAAGATTAATTAATGGAATAGCATTTAATGGTACAACTGATATTACGGTGAAGGCAGTAACTCCGTATAAGTTAACAGCAGGAACTTACCTAACAGGAACTGCTTTTGATGGATCAGCTAATTTAACATGGAATGTAGATGCCACTTCACTATCGGTTTCTGGAAAAATAGTTGTTAGAGACAGTAACGGTGATTTCGCTGCTAGACGTATTACAGCCGATCTTCAAGGAAACGTTACTGGAAATATTGTATCCACAGGAACGAGCTCGTTTAATGTTGCCACTGCTACAGAATTTATAGGGCCGTTATCTGGGAATGCTACATCTGCTACGAGACTTCAAACTTCGAGATTGATTAATGGTGTATCGTTTAATGGAACTGCTAACATTACGGTTCCGGCCGCCGCCGAAACATTAACGGGCACAACAATAAACAGTACTGTTACTAATTCTAGTCTCCGCACTGTTGGTAGATTGGAGAGATTAGAAGTCGAAGATGCCGGAATTATAGTTGGCAACTCTCAAAATCTAAAAATTACAATTGATAACTTGGGCCCTGTGATTAGTTCTGAGATAGCAGACAAAGAACTTAGGTTATCTGTTGTTGACGCAACACAATCAAATAATGTTGCTTTGACACGCCTAATATCCGCATCTCGTTCGGTAAGTTTAGGTGGATCAAACAACCCATCTTTAGTTCCAGGAACAACCAACACAACTAACATTGGCCATGCTAACATACGATGGAATACAATTTTTGCCAATGAATTGAGTGGAAATGCGGCTACTTCGACCTTAGCTACGAGAGCAAACAATCTTGCCGGTGGCACACAAGGGTCGTTACCATATCAGTCTTCGTCAAATACAACAACAATGCTACCAATCGGCAGTACCGGGCAGGTATTAAAAGTTGGCAGCAGTGGCCAGTTAAGTTGGTCATTTGTAAATTCTATAACCCCGGGTAATTATTTGATTGGTTCTCCATACAACACTACGGGTGATAGTACGTGGGCAGTTGATGCTACGCCATTAAGCGTGGCAAATAAAGTAGTGGCTCGAGATTCATTGGCTAATTTTTCAGCTAACATTATAACAGCGTCACTTAACGGTAATGCTTCAAGTGCTTCAAGATTAACCCCAGGCCGAACAATCAATGGAGTTTTATTTGATGGTACTCAAAATATTGAAATATCTGATCCAAACAGCGGAACTCCAGTAGGGGCTATACTTTATTATCCTTCGACTAATATTCCAAATGGATGGTTAAAGTGTAATGGTGATACTGTTTCTAAAACAACCTATCCATTGTTATTTTCTAAATTGGGATATGCTTACGGCGGCTCCGGCGACAATTTTAGATTGCCTGACCTTCGTGGTGAATTTATTAGGGGTTGGGACGACGGCCGAGGCGTAGATGTTGGCAGAGCATTAGGATCGCTTCAAACCGATATGTTTAAATCTCACAAGCACGGCATCACATTAAGCCAAGAACAGGGGGGAAGTCACGATCCTTGGGGATTTCCGCAAGTTGATTGGTCGGGTCCAAATGTATATCATGGACCTGAACAACCTGATGGGTCTATTAGTTATAGAGATGGACTCGGAAATCCGTTATGGTCCTCCGGCGGCGTTGAAACTAGACCAAGAAACGTTGCGTTAATTGCTTGTATCAAAGCGTTTGGGGAAATTGACGATCCACAACAGTTATTGGCTTCAACTGTTATTTCGCAAATTAACGGGAAGGTCAATCGCATTGGCGACACAATGACTGGGTTTTTAACTTTACATGCCAATCCAGTAAATCCTCTTCATGCTGCTACCAAACAATATGTCGATGCTAGTTTAACTGAAGCCAAAGCATATATAGCATTTAATGGAGTTACTGGAACTGTTATAAGATCAAACAATTATCAAAAACAGGAACTGGCGCCTATTTCTTAACATGTGACTCGTCGATCAGAGATGGTACTTCCAATTGGTGTATTATTACTGGAAATGTTGATCAGGGGATACTGTCTCAAGGAACCGCAATAACTTCAGCATCGGACACAATGAATATATATAATGTATTTGTTGAAAATAGAACTACCTCGGGATTTACGCTTCGGGCTACTAGAAAATACAATGTGTATACTGTATTTTCAGCAGCAGATGGTGATGGAAATGCGACACAGATGTTTGGAATAACAAGTGTAGATCCAACATACGTTACGTTAGCAATTTATTAAGGATTTAGGAATGAATATTGTTTTTTACACATACCCAGAAAATACTTCTAAGGTTGCTTTTACAATAACTGATCAATCAGTTGATCAATTAAAACAACAAGGAGTTATTCCTGGATCATCGGCTACGTTAACAAAACCATATGATGAACATATAAAGTCAGAAGAATACGCAATGCTGGTTCATATTGATAAAGTATCTTTTGATAACAAAACTACACCTACTAAATTAATATTTGATTTAGAAATGTTATCTATGTTTTATCTTAATGAATATAGACAAATTCGAGAAAATGTATTTAAAATATTAGATATGTATCAACTTCGTGCCATGGTTGAAAGCAAAAAAGAAATACTTGACGAAATTCAGATCGATAAACAAATATTACGAGATATGCCCGATAATTTAGATTTTAGTTTGGCTAAATCTGCTTCTGAAGTTCTTCGAGTGATCCCTACATCTCTAACAATTGATTATGAAGAAAAATATAGATCAAAATTTAAAGGATGAAATTGAAGAAATAATTAATAAGAATATTCCTTTAATACAATATCATGCCAAACTTATAGGAATTAAAGAAGAGCCTAGTTGGGAGAAATATGTTTCAGAGGAATACTATAAAACATTAACTCAAGATATTCCAGTATCTTTTAACAATAATTTAATAAATTTTTCTTCTTTAAATATTTCAACAAAATTTTCTCATATAGTTTCTAAGCTGTATCCGATGTATCAAGTAATTGCCAGCGGGTACTACTATTATCCCCCAACTGGATATATGTCATGGCATACAAATAATAATTTTCCGTGTAAGAGAGTATATCTTACATTTACTAATAGTGATAACATGTCGTTTTTTAGATATATATACAACGGAGAATGTATTACAGATTATGATACTGGTGGGCTGACTGTGAGAGAATTTGATATTGATATTAATAATCCATTATGGCATTGTGTAGGAAGCCGGTGCGATCGATATAGTTTTGGGTTTCGATTATTATAATGATTCATATTATGGATGGAGAATGGAAATTATCCAACAAACCAGAGTTAATTTTACCAATTTTACCAATTATTCAATTGATAAAACATAGAAAATTAAATTTTACAGTTATAGATATAGAAAAAATCGCATATAAAGATCTATCGATGATTGATAAGACATCATTAAGGTATACACTTGCGAATACAGAATACCCGGTTATTGTTATATTGGGTATGGAAAATCCATTCAATAAAGAATATCGATTAATAGATGGCAGGCATCGAGTATTGAAGCATTTAACAGCAGGCGCAAAAGAAATAGCAGCATATAATTTAGCAGAAGAAGATATTGAAAGATTTTATTTGCCACTATTGAAAAAATAAGAACATCAAATTTAAAGAATAAATATACAATCCGATTGGAGTAAAATATGGCATATCGTGTAGACAGATTTAATGGTACATTTTTAACATCAGTGGAAGATGGTTCTATTGATAACACCACAGATTTAAGATTTGTTGGGCAGAATTACGCAGGGTACGGTGAAGTACAGAACGAAAACTTTCTTCACTTATTGGAAAATTTTTCCAATACATCACCACCACCTAAAGCAATTACTGGTCAGCTTTGGTATGATTCGGCAAACAAAAGAATTAAATTTTATGATGGCACGAGATTTAAATCAGTAGCCAACGCCGATATAGGTACCTCATTTCCGAGCAATTCAAATACTGGTGATTTTTGGTGGGATTTATCAACAAAGCAATTGTATGTATGGTCAGGAACAGAATATGTTCTCGTTGGCCCGGAGATTAGTCCAACCTTTGGCTTTTCGGGGGCAGATCCAATTACAGTTAAAGGTCGCCCAGTTGACAGTCCAATTGGTACAGAAGAAACAGAATATACGATTGTTAGAAATGTAGTTGACGGAAAAACCGTCTTTGTTGTTAGCTCGTCAGAATTTCTATTAAGTGCCGATACTCCTATTAACGGATTTAGTATCATTAAAAAGGGATTAACCTTAATAGATACTCCAGAAAACGGTATTACAGAAACAAACAACTTTTATTGGGGCACCGCTTCTAATGCGTTAAATTTAGGAGGAATTCCTCCTAGTAATTTTATTCAATATGGTGATGTGTCATTCAATGATCGTATTAAATTTAGTGATTTTGGTTATACGTTAGGTGACGACGATGACATGTTGGTTCATGTTGAGGATGGAAATAAATTAATTATTTCCAATCAACTTGGAAACGATATAACTTTTAGAATTTCAACACCAACTCCGGGTGATCCTATAGTGCGAAATACCGCAAGAGTTAATACTACAGGGGTTGTTCCGGGAGTTACTAACACATATACTCTTGGAACATCGGCATTACGATGGAAGGATACCTATGCTATAACATCATACGCAACTTCCTTTATTGGCACGTTAACAGGAAATTCTATAGGTTCACATCGGGGTGATCTATTAGCAGATGACAGCACTGTAATGATCAATTCGTCCTCTAAGCAGATTGGATATGATGGAGCAACCATACGAGGGGAATTAACGGGAAATTCGGTAGGTAATGTCCAAGGAACAGCAACAAATGCGTTAAATTTAAGAGAAGTTGCCCCGTCAATCCTAGTACCAGGTGAAGAGTGGAGCACGTATCCTAATCTAACTTCGATTGTTCAACGTGATTCAACAGGTCACATATACGCTAATAACTTTATTGGCGTTGCTGTCAAAGCGGATCGCCTTAAAATTGACGACGCCGCAGTTGACACTGATCCGCAATATCGTTCTGCTAAAACAACTCGTACAGCAAATACAATAGCAGCAAGGGACACAAATGGTGATATTTTAGCAAATTTCTTTAGAGGAACGGCTACGGCAGCATTATACGCTGACTTAGCAGAAAAGTATCTAGCAGATCAAGAATACGAAGTGGGAACAGTGGTCTCTATCGGCGGCGAAAAAGAAATAACAGCATGTTCACCAAATTCTAGAGCAATTGGAGTGGTAAGTGCTCGTCCGGCATTTATAATGAATGAAGGGTTAGAAGGAGGTACACCGATCGCGCTAAAAGGTCGAGTTCCCGTAAAAGTAATTGGACAGATCAAAAAAGGAGATCAACTGATTGCAGCCACAAACGGGCATGCTACGACAGCTGGTCTTCAAGATGGATCTAGAGTATTTGCTGTTTCTATGCAAGATAAAGATACTATTGAATCTGGAATTGTTGAGGCGGTAATTCTATAATGGCACAGGGCGATTTTATATCTGCGGTCGATTACAACGCCATTCACGAGAAAATAATTCAAATTTTAGGAACAGGTGTTGGCACTATTGGATATGGACAAATAGTTCGAAGTGCTCCTGTTTCTCCGGGAGAAATTATTACCAAGGCACAGTGGGATGCTCTAATGTATGATGTGTTTAACGTTAGACTTCACCAAACTGGTTCGTTACCAGTGCCACAAGCAATGCCAACAACAACGATTCCTATTAAATTTGGTGCGTCTTTTCCAAATTTTAATTATGATACATTGTCTGACAGTTCAGTGGCTTCGAGATTTAATATTGCCAGCTCTAGATCTACAATTTCAACTGTAGCAGTATCCTCTACTACAAACATCTGGGTTAAATCGGCATCGGCAATATTAGTAGTAACATTTTTAGATTCAACTCAAGCTAGACATTTTTTTAATGCCGGTGCTAAGATAAGAATTAGAGTTTCAAGAACTGGCGGATCTGGCACAGCACATAATGTTTCGTGGACTGGTATACTAAATCTTGCTGGAATTCAAACATTACGAGGTACATTAGAACCTGTTCTAAATTTTTACACTTTAACGGATCAGTATCAAACAATGTATCAAACAGCAGGGATTTCGCCATATTCTCAGAATAATTATTCTTTGAAAGTAAAATGTGATGTTCCGGACAACTCTAACGGTGGCGCAAGAATATTAACATTTACTATAGATCTTATTGATGACCATGTAGTGTGGGATCCCACACTATCTATACCATCTCCTTTGTATAATGATAAAGTTGATGGAACTCTAGCAATCAGAGTAGAAGAGCTTAAAGACTCGTCTCCAATTCAGCCAAGTGGAAATTTTAATACGATTGGTCCATCGTATTATCTGTCAAATATTGCGTTGGATGGTGCTGCTGTGATTGGCCCCCCGTAACTGTTAATTATTTGACTTCTTAATTGAAAATTGAGAATCCTTCGATTTCTTAATTAACAGAACACTGGTGCTTTAATAATAAATAAACTGCTATGTTAATTTATTGAGGTACTATATGGATCAAAGATTAAAATCTGCTCTTGATTTTTCAAACTATCAACAAACATTATCTTTACAAAGAAAAATTTTAAAAGAAAAAATTTCTGCCAAACTTACATACGGTCACAACGGCGGCATATTTAAAATTGATCAATCGTTAATATCTTTTGTACAGACACTCATCAATTTAGATCGAGTTAAGGGAGTACCTTTGCTTGATACTAACGGAACCCCTGTTTTAGTAGAAGATTTGATAGAATTTCGAGATGAAATACTAGATAGATATTTTTCATCAACACTGGAATATCTTGACCAATATCAAACACTTAAAAAAAGTAGATCTGTTGAGACATTACTTGATTTATGAAGCAAGGTATATTAATATTTGCGCATAATAATGGTGATCTTGATTATGTTCTTATGGCTGCGATTTCGGGAAAGCTAGCCAATAAACATCTCAAAAAATCTGTAACATTAGTAACTGATAATGATTCCTTATCTTCTACTGGTTACGACGGTGATCTGTCTGAAATATTTGAATATATTATTTTAGTAGATCGTCCAGTTGTAGATAATGTTAGACATTTAAGAGATGGAACTGACAGCTCGATGATGCCATTTATAAATTCTAATCGAGCAACGGCATGGTATCTAACTCCATACGATCGAACCTTATTAATTGATACAGATTTTTTGATATTTTCTGACCACCTAAATAATTATTGGGATGTTGATGATCTATTAATTAATTCATCAATAAATGACATAAGCACAACAGATCGGCTTGGGTACACAGATTATTATGTGTCCGAAACAAGTGTTCCACTTCTTTGGGCAACTACAGTGATGTTTACTAA